TTTCTATTAGTGGTTCAACAATAACTTTTATACCCTCATCAGGAACTTTAGCTTCATCAGACAGTATTGATTTTATTATGGTCTATGGAAACGTCCTTGATTTAGGAGTACCAAGCGATGCAACTGTCACTAACGCAAAAACAAATTTTGTATCAACATCATCTGCGGCTGGATTACAGATCAAAGGAGATGGAACAACTGACGGAACTCTACAGCTTAATTGCTCACAGAACAGCCACGGAATAAAATTAAAAAGCCCACCGCATAGTGCTAGTGCTAGTTATACTTTAACTTTTCCAAATGATGATGGTTCAGACGGAGAATCATTAACAACTAATGGCTCTGGTGTTTTAACTTGGGCAAGTGGTGGCGAAACTAATACGCCAAATTTCAAAGTAAACAGGTCATCAAGTTGATCCAGACAATGTTTTTGATTCATCTTCAAACTATCGTTTTACAGTTCCTAGTGGAAAAGCTGGAAAATATTTTTTCTTTTTGCAAATTATGATGGGTGCTTTTACTGGAAATAACAGTAGTCATAAATTTGTAAACGCAGAAATAGATGTTAATGGTTCAATAGCTGCCAAATCATCAGAGCCAATGCACATTGCTGGAAATAGTGATTTTTATTCAAGACTAACAACAACTTTAAATTTAAGTGTTGGTGATTATGTTGAAACCTACGTTTACCAAACCAACAATGATAGTTCAGCAAAAAATCTTTATGGTGATGGAAACAACTATTATAGTATTTTTACAGGATTTAGGATTTCATCATGAGTACATTAGTAAATAAAATTATAGCATACTTAGAAAGAACACCAGATTTTCAATCCGAAGTAATTTTACAAAATGATGGTAAAGAAGATTATATAAAAGAGTGGAACGCAAAAGATAAAGCAAAACCAACAGACTCACAATTAAACGCATTAGAAACTGAAGCAACTAAAATTGAAAACAATGCTAAAGCTGATGCTAATAGAAGAAAAGATTACTTATCAGTTGAGGAACAGCTAGATTATATATATCACAATGGTATAACTAAATGGAAAACAGATCACATTAAACCAATTAAAGATAAATATCCTAAGGAATAATAATGGCATTAGTAAAAAGTAGATCAAGAGGAATTAATTTAGCAGATACATTTGCATTTACAGGCACAGTTTCTGGTGCTGGTGGTGTAGATATGGCTGGAACTTATTTCAGAGCAACAAATGGTTCATCGCAAAGTTTATCTCATGTGACTTGGACGAAAGCAAATATGACTACTGAGGATTATGATCCTGGAAGTAATTATAATGCAAGTGATTCAAAATATGTTTGCCCAAATACAGGATATTATCATATTTTTTATCACCCATTTTTACAAGGTTATCAGTCAAATAATTTCATGGCAAAAGTTTATGTTAATGGTAGTAGTACAGAAGCATCTATGGGTAAGAATAGTTCATTCACTAGATTTGAAACTGCTGGATATCAATCTTATTTCAGTATGCAATCTTCTTTTGTAGGATATTTTTCTGCTAACGATTATTTAGAATTATTTATTTATATTGAAAATAGTTCACAAAGTTTATCTCAAGGAACAGGAAAAGCAACTTCTTATTGGGGAGGATATCAATTAGCATAATGTTAAGTACAAAAGTTATAAAATATTTAGAAGATAATAGTAAAGATATTAATGAGATCAGAAATGGTAATGTAGTTTTACAGAATGACGGAAAATCCCCACCGAGTGGCAAAGTTAAAATAGATAATGATTATATTTTATCATGGTCAGTCACTGGTGTTGATGAACCAACACAATCTGAAATAGATGCACTTTAGAAATGTTATATGTGGAAACCTTTCATTATAGGCACAATATTAGCCACCATAATAATATTTTTTCTTAATAGTATGCTCAACTCAGCACTAGCTGAGACAAATACAGTATCATCAACAGTTGTAACAAATAATACACCACCAACAGCTTCAGCACCTAGTGTTGTTGTAAATAATTCAGATATATGTAAAACAGCTACAAGTGGTGCAGTTCAGACTCAAATATTTGGTATAGCAAGTGGTATTACAATCACTGATGAAAACTGCGAAAGAATAAAATTATCAAGATCGTTGTATGCTATGGGTATGAAAGTAGCTGCTATATCAACATTATGTGCAGATTATCGAGTCTTTGACGCAATGTGGAACGCAGGCACATACTGTCCGTTTCAATCTGCAATAGGTATTGATGCAAAAAAAGGTTGGGAAAAAAACAAAGATTTGATTCCCGAGGGTAGTACAATATTGGTTGAGTTAAAAGAAGAAACTATTTTAGATAGTGTAAAACCTGTAAGAGATTTAAATGATTTTGAGAAATTTGTTATTGTGGGCATGGCTATGTATATTGGTGTGCCTATCCTTTTCTAGTAAAGCAGTAGATTGCGATACTGATACAGTAGGGTTATGTACACCTACTATTGAACAAATCATTGAAGAAGTAATCACTGAAACAATAGAATTTAAACCAGACGGTATATTAACAACCACTACCACTGATACTACTACAACAACTACGACTGTTTCTAACGAAGATTCTGGCGATATTTTAGATGGCGATAATGGTTATGTCACATCCTCAAAAGAGGGTGATATGGACATAGATTGGGGAGGTCAAGGCTCTGCTTCTATGCCTAGTGGCTCTGGTTGTTATAATTTAGGCACTGATAAATGTGCGCAAATAACAGGATCAGGAAACTCAACATCAGTAATGGGTGTAGAAAATATGGGTACTACTTTTATTAATACTGTTGATGTGTCAGACTTAAATATAAAATATGGAGGTAAAACTAACTATTCAATTAAAGTAGATAAACAAGATGCTTCTGATTCAATATATATGCATATTACAGGAAAAAATGGCAATACGAGTGTTTTTAGTGGTACGGATATTTTAAGTGCAAGTGGCACCAACTCTGGGTTTGATACCTATACAGGAGGATTTGATTTTTCTGGTAGCATTACAAGTGTAATTATTGAGGTCGGAGGTAGAGATATCAATCTTGCTATCGGACCCTTGTTCGACGATGTATCAATTAACATTCTGTATAACACTATCAATACCATTATTGAGCAAACTATAACTACTGTAGAAATGTTTGTTGCCTTAAATCCAGATGTACCAGATGAGGTAATTGATGTTGTTGAGGATATATTTGATGCAAATACACCTATAGAAACAGATGCTGGTTTTGAGTTTGAACCTATTGAGGTAGAAGAAGTAAGTTATGATAGTGTTGAAATAGAAATCGCAGAAATAGAAATAGAAGAAATACAAGTAGCAAGTGTTGATGTTTCAGATAATACCGAGGTTAGTGTGGCTGATGTAGAATCAGAAATTGAAATGGAGTTAGAAATGGATATTGAAGATGTTGAAACAGATACAACAGAAGCAGAACCAACAGAAGAATCCCCAACTGAAAGTGAAAACGCAGAACCAAACGAAGACAAAACAGAAGAACCAAAACAGGAATCCAAACAAGAAGAAACAGAAGTAGCAGAGGCGAAAGAAGAAACCAACCAAGAAGAAAGCCAAGACGATGAAAAACAGGAATCATCTAAGGAAAAAGCTGCCAAAAAAGTTATGAAAAAAATAGATGATAAAAAAAGGTATGATGCTAATAGTCAATTAAAAACCCTCGTAGTTATGCAAGTATTGGGAAACACTAAATCATTTTTTAATAGCCAACAAGAACTTAATGATAGGGCAAATTTTTTTACTAATCTAACTTTGCCAGATGCTGTGATATCTGATAATAATATTGCTGGATATTTACTGTTTGGTGGTAGTAATCAATTAATGAACGAAATGATAGATAGTCAATGGCAACAGAAATAGATGTAGGTGGTATTAAGTTCCGAGGAGGCAAGATATTCCTCATAATTACTATTTTAAGTAGTTTTGTAGGGGTATTATGGGGTGGTTTTGAAGCATATCAGAGGTATTTAGACATGGAATCTAAAATAAATAACTTTGTATCGCCAGATTTTTCACATTATGACACTAAATTAGAGGTGCTTGAAACTGAATTTAACATGTTACAATCAGAAATATCAATTATACTTGATGAAGTTGCTTTGGTGGCAGATGTTGCTAAAGAACTTAAAAATGACCTTAAATCAGATGTACGCAGAATAGAAACTATTGTTGAAGATGTTGAGCAAAGAGTAAAAGAAGATAGTCGAGAAAATGCAAAAGATTTAAAAGAGGCTATTAATAATATAAAAGATGATATGACAGAACTAGAGGAAAAAGTTGAAAAGCAAATAAGAAACGCATTAGAGAACCCACTAAGCCAGTTGAAATAAAATACATATATGATATTTATTGCCCATGACTAAGATAACACCAAAAACAACCAAAGAGCATATTGTAAATATTTATAATAAAATTGAGTTATTAGAAACCAATCATATTTTTCATTTACAACAAGAAGTAAAAAAACTTAATCGCATTTTATATGCAATAGGTTTTATGGTAGCTACTCAGTTTATTGCTTGGGGTTTAAAATTTTTTAATTAATGGACTTACACACTCTACAACAAGAAATTATTCAAGAAGAGGGTGGTATTATTCTTAAGCCATATAAAGATCATTTAGGATATTGGACAACGGGAGCTGGCCACCTCATTAGAGATAATGAAAAAGATGAATTAATGAAACCAATAACATACCAAAGAGGATTAGAATTATTTTTAAAAGATTTTAATGTTTCTAAAAAAGATATGGAAACTTTTACAGAGGGTATGACTATTGATGATAATGCAAAAGAGTGTGTGCTTCATATGGTATTCCAGCTTGGTTTACCTCGTTTGAATAAATTTATAAAATTTAAAAAGTGTTTATCTGAAAACGATATAGAGGGTGCTATGGTTGAAATGAAAGACTCGCTTTGGTATCGTCAAACAACCAATCGTGCAAATCGCATTATTGATAAAATGAAAAAAAGCATAGGAGTATAAATGGTTTTAGGAAAATTATTAGGTGGTGGTGCTTTAAAGACTGTCGCTGGTGTTATTGATGATTTACATACCAGTGAAGAAGAAAAAGAACAGTTAAAAGTAAGATTTGCTGAGATAGAGTCACGATTAAAAGAAAAACAAATGGCGATTAATTTAGCAGATGCCCAAAGCACTGCTGGTGGAATAAGTGGTATTTTACAACGCTCATGGCGACCTCTTATTGGTATGTCTTGTGCTTTAGCAATTTTTTGGGAGTTTGTCTTGTCAAAATTTATTTTGTTTATTTGTGGATTGTTTCAGTATGAAGTGGTAAACATACCAGAGTTAGATATGGGTACATTGATGCCTTTAGTAATGTCGCTACTTGGCATGGGTGCGCTCAGAACTTTCGAGAAGACCAAGGGTTTATCGAAGTAACGAAAGGAGTCAGTTATGGCTAAAAAATTTATTGAAGAAAAAGTCAATAAATGGTGGCATGCATTCACTGAATTAAAATCATGGGTGCAGATTGCAATAGCATTAGTTGTTGTTGTTATCGTACATAATTACATTTTGCATTAGTATGGCTAAGAAAAAGAAAAAAACATCTGGTTTGACTAATAAGCAAAAAAAGTTGCCGAAAGCATTGCAAATGGCAATCTTGAAAAAACAAAAAAAGGGGAAATAATATGCCTAGAGGTATGGGATATGGCTCTAGTAAGGGTTCAATGAAATCAAAACCTATGAAACCTAAAAAAGCTAAGAAGAAAAAAAAGAAGAAAAAATAGTGGTTAAGGTTGCGTCTATAAAAAACATCACAAAGGGTTTAAAACCAGGACAAAAAAAAACCATGAATCGTCACGCAAGACATCATAGTTTGAAACACATGCGGTCAATGGCAAATGCGATGAAAAAGGGTGCAACCTTTACACAGGCACATACTAAAGCAATGAGGTCAGTAGGAAAATGAGTACAGGATTTACCACTACTGCTACAATATCTGAATTAATAGACAAAAGACCAATAAAACGCAAAAAACGATCAAAGAGTTCTAAAAAAGTTGTGAAAAAACGCTCATACAGAGCCACACAGTCGCTTTTAAGGGTTTAGGGGTACTAATACCCCCAGACCTCAGTTCTTGCCTTTAAAACAGCTTCATCTCGCCAAATCCAATCATCAGGGTTGGGAATCAAAGAATTTTTGACATCTTCGGCTGAATTAACAGTTTTTAGATAATATGCCATGGCAGTTATAATATGCTCACATAATTTCATAGCATAGGTATAATCAGTAAGAGCCATTTCATAAAAATCTGTGCCTGTTTTTTTAGCTACTAGATACCATAATTTTTGATTAGCATTTGTGCCTCTATTATAGATAGCTTGTTGCATAGCATGAGACATAGATATACCGTTTGGTTTTCTCTTAGTAGTTTTCAAATCAATAAAAAAATCTTCCTTAGTGTTTTTATCTTCCATTTGAAAGTCAGTATAACCAATCAGAGGTATGCCCTTGATATCTAGTTCTACTTTTTTTTGATAACCTATAAGATTCCATTTAAAAGCATGATCTCTAAATTTTTGAACACCTAACTCTAACAGAGGTGATAAATTTTCTTTTTCCTCTGCAGTTTTAGGGTCATTAATCCTAGAACAGTTTGCGTCAAACTCATCATGCATTTTTTTATCGGCAACATCAAATTCTAATCCATTAAGAAACATATTCAAACCAGACTCAACTGCCTTTCCTCGCTCGGCAGCAGCACTACTAGAAAACTCATAACCGAATATCCTACGCAATGCCCACCTCTCACGATTAAAAGCGAACTCGTTTAAATGGCTAAATGACAGTGGCAATAATTTTTTTTTATCGCCACTATCAAACTTTGTAAAATGTTCAATCATTGAGTTATTTTCTTTGTAAATGCTTTATTCATTCTAGATATTACTTGATCTAACCTAGATTGCATTTCATCAACATCGCCAAGTTCTTCGTGAACTTCTTCCCATAAATCAACATTATGAGCACCATGTTTTTCAACAAAATGTTCTCTACTCATTTCAGCAGCATCTTCTTGCATTTCTAAATACCACGCACCTGTTTTACTCATTAATTGCCTCCATAACTTTTATATTGTTGTGCCATACTTTTTGTACTTAAACTATAACTTGCAAAAGTTTTACCCTGTTTAGTAATCGTTTGCGTAATTATAGGATAACCACTTTTCCTTAAATCTAATATTCTCGCACTTAACCTAAAGCAACCGAATTTATTTAAGGCATCTATGGGTGTGATTGATTTACCTTTTTGTAGGTAATTGATTATTTCTTTATTCTGGCTCATAACAACTCCTTTCTATAAGTGTTTTGCCAACTCCCTTTCATTTACGACTTTAGTTCTTAAGTCTTCACGAAAGGTTTTAAAGGTTTCGTATCTAATCTTAGAACGATTCCTTTCTTTAAGAACTTTCTCGTATCTATTGGTAAAGTCCTTAAACCTTTTATCTGAATAAATATGTGCATTTAATTCAGTAGTATTCTTATACTTGGTATTTTGACAGTAATAAAGGGTTAATTCTGATACTAACATTTTTTCCTCTTTTTTAAGGAGTTCGTAAGCAGTATCACTGTCGCTAAATTCTAATCCTAGTATTTCTTGTTGATGTGATAATTTACTAGGTTCAAAATCTAGTGCATAAATATCAGTCATTGTTTTCCTCATACTCTTTGTTATCAATTTTTTCTTTTAAATGTACTTTCCATTCTTCATTAATATCTTTGTGTTGATGTGCAATCGTATGACAGCTTCTGCAAACAGGAAATAAATTATCAATTCTATTTAGGCGATTATTTTTTACCCCACCCATTTTTTTAGAAATCAAGTGATGAATATCCACTGCTGGTTTTTGATAACATCCCCAACACATGGGGGTATCTTGTTCTCCATACCCCCAATAGTTTCTGAAAAGTAATTTATAATCTTTCAAGGTTTTCATTAAACGACCTTACAGCATTTTTAGTTAAGTCTGAAATATCATCTACTGAAAAGTGGCCACTACCCATAGCACGACCAACTATACCAGTCACAAAAATATCTCTTCTTTGAGTAACATCTTTACTGACCATAGGTCTTGCTGGTGGTGGTGTTGGATTAGTAGGCGAACCCACATCATCTTGAGTGTGATCTGCAACAACCTCAATGTCTTTGACATTAGTATAAGGATTACCATTCGCAGATGTTTTAGTATTGATGACTGTAAAATTTATAGCATCGCCACTCTTAGGCATTGGGTTGAGTACTGTGCCTCGGCAGTATAATCTAGTACCGTCTATCAAATCTAATGAGTAGTTTGGTACTCCGTCTTTGGTATTGTCAAATATTTTTTCAATTACATTAGACATATTTACCTCCTATTATTATTATTTATTAAGAACATTATAACCTCTACCCTCTAAACAATTATTTACTAAATCTTGTCTAGTATTAAGTTTTGGGGAAAGCCATAAAATCCTCCAACGAAAAGAATTATATACTATTTTGCCCTTATCGGCTACGACATTGGTATTATCTTTGACGATATCTTCGCAAGTATATAAGTCATCATGATATCTGTTCATATCACCATTGATATTCGCAGATGATTTTCCTCTACTATCAACTATTGGTGCATTGCTACAACCCATAAGAGCCATAGCAACGCATAGTAAAAAGAAAATAATTATTACCCTAGCATACCCACTCAAAAAAGGTTTTTTTATAGGTATAGCATGTTTATATTCATACACAGGTTGCCGAGTTCTTGGACAGTACCCGATAACTTGTTTACTAAAATGTCCATAGGGAAAATATTTATGTTTTTTATTTTTAAGCATTTAACAAATCCTGTTTTTTCTTACAATCATTAAGAGTCATTGATATAAAATATTTGTCTCTTTCTATGCCTAAACCGAAATGACCTTTGTAATCTAACAACTCATCAAGATTTACATAGCCAAGTTCATTTTCAAAAATACAACATAAACCAAAAGCAATATTTGTTTCTGGATCAAGTTCTGATAGATACCAAGTTCCTAATCCTGTAGGATTAAAAAGTTTGACTTCAGCACTAAACTCTTTTGTTCCATCTTGTGATTTATGGTTTTCAATTAATTTATTTTTTTGTGCTTGGGTTAATAGTTTCATTATTGCCTCCATTATTATTATTAATTATTCTGCTACTCATAACTTGATTAGCATTATTATCAAAGACGGCACTACTACCGTCTAAGAAAACTATTTTAAAGTATTGAGTGACCTTACCATTTTCGATAAGGTCAACTCTCTTTGAAGATTTGAAAGGTTTAGGAATCATTATTTGCTTCCTTGTTAAAATCAATTTGAGATATATGAAAAACAGCAAACCTTTTAAAGTATGGTTTTTTTGGATCGTCGTTGTTTATCATACGAATTAAACTTGCTACTGATTTTGTACCTTTAGGCACAACAGCACCAATCTCAAATGCTTGTTTAAATGTAATGAACTCGCCCTCATATCCAGACTTTCTTAACAAATTAATATTCTCGCCTGTATAAGATTCTTTAGTAACGTAATTAATGTACATTATTCGCCTCCTAAATAAATAATACAACCTAAAGCAGAACCTCTTCTGTTTACAAGTATTCTATAAGGTGTATTTCTTCTATCATCAATCCAAGCATTAGCAGTTTCTACAGATACATCATCATTGTGAATCATGTAGTATTTATCAACATAACTAACT